ACATTTGTATGGATATAATATGACAAACAAAAGAAAATAGTAAGCCTTTAGATTGACTTTGGAAAATAATATCTAATTTTAGCCTTATAGTGGAAAAAATAGGCGCAAAGCAAGAAAAATAGGCGCAATGGTGTAATAAACGAAATGGTATAGGCGCAATAACTTCCATTTTTAATAGAACGCAAATAGTCAGGTGGCGTAATGAGGCGTGGTTGCCAAGTCCTATATGGTTGCTTTAAGGTTCGAGTCCTCCCTGACTACAAATAGAGCTCAAAAGTGAGCCGTATTGATACGAATTTATACGAATAATGAGCTTTAAAAGGGATAATTATATGCAATTAAGGTTGTTTAATGACAAGTTAATGTCACAATATTTAAAATAATAGTGAAATGAGTTTAATCTTTGTAATATTAGCAGCATTCTGCAATTCAGTTATGGACACATTAAGTACCAGGTACTATATTTCCATATTTGGAAACTTTAAGAATCGCCAATTTTGGGATTGGAATATGTCCTGGCGAAATAAATGGCAATGGGGCGATAAAGCTAATGGAGAAAAGTTCTTTTTATCTTCAACTATGCTTTCTTTTTTAACTGATGGCTGGCACTTGGCTAAGGCTTTAATGCTTTTATTTCTATCTTTAGCTATTGTTTTTTATAAGCCAATGCTAGGGTATTTTGATATTTGTATTTTTTGCATGACCTGGGGAATAGTATTTGAGCTTTGTTACACTAAATTACTTTTAAAATGAGCACAACGATTTTAAAGAAAAAAGCAGATGCAATATTTTCTATTTATATCAGGTTGAAATATGCTGATCAGGATCTGAATGTTCAATGTTTTACCTGCGATAAAATAATGCATTATAAAAAAATACAGAACGGCCATTTTTATTCAAGAGGCATATTAAGTTTAAGATACCATGAACAGAACTGTAGGCCCCAGTGCTACGGTTGTAATATTGCTAAAAAAGGCAATTATATTGAATACTATAAAAGACTGGAGAAGGAAATAGGGAAAGGCGGGATGGATTACCTGGAGCACAAAAGGCATCAAACAAATAAGATGGGAAAGCTAGATTACCAGGAACTGATTGACTTATATACACAAAAAGTAGCTGAATTATAAAAATATATTACATTTGTAAAATGAAAACAGAAAAAATCAACATCAAATTAGTAAAATCAAACCCTAATAACCCGCGTATTATTAAGGATGATAAGTTTGCAAAATTAGTAGCATCAATAAAGGAGTTTCCAAAGATGTTAGAATTAAGGCCGATCGTAGTAAACGATGATATGATCGTATTAGGTGGTAATATGAGGCTTAAGGCTTGTACTGCTGCAGGATTAAAAGAAGTTTATATAATTAAAGCAAGTGATTTGACAGAACAAGAACAAAAGCAGTTTATCATTAAAGATAATGTAAGCGGTGGCGAGTGGGATTGGAGCATGCTAGCGAATGAATGGGATTCTGAGGAATTAGATTCCTGGGGCTTGGATGTTTGGCAAAAGGCGCCTGACATTGATTATGATATATTGGAAGATGATGATGTATCTGAGCAATTAGATGACATGACCAATGGAGTTAAAAAAGCTATTCAGATTGAATTTGAAGCTGAACACTATGAAGAGGCTTACCAGTTAGTTAAATTTTGGCGCGAAAGAAACGCTTATGTTGGTGGAATGATAATGGAATATTTGAAAGCAGAAAAAGCTAAATTATGAAATTATCTAAAGGAGAAATAAAAGGCATTAAATTCTACCATAGAGAAGGAATGTCAGATCTTAAAACTTTTGAAGAAGTTATAGGGAATGAAACATATCTTAAAAAAGGGATGACCATTAATAAAGGCGAAACATGGATGGATTGTGGCGGGAATGTAGGAGCTTTTACTTTGTTAGCCTGTTCTAAAGGCGCAATAGTTACCGTTTATGAGCCTGATCCTTATAACTGCGAAATGATCAAAATGAATCTTACCTTAAATGGGTTTGAGGCAACCATTGTTCAGGCTGCTTTAGTTTACAATGATACCAAGGAATTAACTTTATTCATAGGCAATAATGGTAATGTTTGGAGGAATTCAATAGTAAAAAAATGGAATAACAAAGGGATAAAAGTTCCTTGCATTAATTTTGATCAGGAGGCCAAAAACTTTGATTGCTGTAAAATGGATATTGAAGGCGCTGAAATGCTGATCCTGGAGAACTCTAATAAAGTATTCAAAAAATTAGTATATGAATGGAGCTTCGATATAGATGACAGCTTGCCCAGGTTTTGGAATATAGTTGAAAAGCATCAAAAACAATATAATGATTTTAAAGAAGTAGGCAACACTGGTAAGTTTAAAACCCGCGATTACGATGTTTGGCAAAAGTCTTGGTTTCCTGCTTGTACAAATGTATTTGCTTTTAATAAATAGTATATGAAAAGAGTTGATTTAGTTCTTATAGAACATAATATTAAGATCGGTAACGAATGCCCATACATTACGCCAAATGTAACTGAAGATTCTATATTTTATATTGATAACGAGCCAGTAGGATTCTACTTAACTAAGATGCCTGAAAAAATGTGCAAATTAGCAGACCTAGCAAATGCTGAGTTCAGAAGCAAAAATGTTCCTAAAAGTATGATGGCCCGCGCTGGTAAATTAAGAGCCCTGCAGATGGGCAAAACAAAGGCTGAAGCTGAAGAAATAGATGTAGAACAATTTTCTACTATTATAGGATCCATTCCGCCTAAAGCATTAATGAGAAGAGAGTATAAAAATAGGAGTTCTGTACATTCTGTTAAATCAGCACAAACATTTATAAAAGCAATGCTTCTACTTGTGAAAGAAAGCGAAGGCCTGATAAAAGAACTGATCCCGAAGCAATATGATCAGCAGGTTGAATTATTCAAAGATGTTCCTGAAAAATGGAGATTTGGAAACCTGTTTACCAGTTCTATTTCTAATTTCAATATTTCAGCTCCATTTCATAGAGATGCAGGTAATATAGTAGGGGCTGTTAATGTTATTATCTGTAAAAAACACAATTCAAAAGGAGGCGATTTGCATATACCTGATTTTGGCGCTACGATTGGCCAGCAGGATAATTCAATATTAGTTTACCCAGCATGGCGAAATGTACATGGAGTTACGCCAATTATACCAACACATGAAGGAGGATATCGAAATAGTTTGATATTTTATCCGCTTAAAGCATTTAAAGGAATTTAATATGGCGTACATTACAGAAGAATTAGAAAAAAAGTCTTTAGAGGCTATTGAAAAGCATAAATTATTTTTTATTGAAGATGTGGTGGCTTTTTTGCCCTGCGATAAAACAACTTTTTACAACCATAAATTGCACGAATTCCACACTATAAAAGAAGCGCTGGAAAAAAACAAAGTAGAGATTAAAACATCTATGCGATCGAAATGGTATAAAAGTGAAAACCCTACTTTACAGATGGGCTTATATAAGTTAATCGGAACTCCTGAAGAAGCCGAACGCTTGGGTACTACTTTAAAACATACTGGAGGTATGGATTTGGGTATTACTTTCAATGAAACAAAAACCTATGATACTAACGAAGAAGCAGACTAAGGCCCTAGATAGATTAGAAGATAACATAACAAGTGAGGTTATTTTTGGGGGTGGTGTAGCTGGAGGTAAATCTGCGCTCGGCGTTTACTGGATCATTAAATGCTGTTTAAAATATCCTGGGTCAAGATGGCTAATGGGAAGAGCGGTCCTTAAGACTTTAAAAGATACTACTTTAAATTCCTTTTACGATGTTTGTAAACTGCAAGGTATAAAGTCAGGGCAACACTATATTTATAACGCTCAGTCTAATATAATAACATTCACAAACGGATCGGCAATTTACCTAAAAGATCTATTTCAATACCCTTCAGATGTAAACTTTGACGAACTTGGATCACTTGAAATTTCAGGAGCCTTCATAGATGAATGCAATCAAATTACAGAAAAGGCCTGGAACATTGTTAAGTCAAGGATCAGGTATAAACTTGGTGAATTTAATATTATACCGAAGATGCTAGGAACTTGCAACCCTGCAAAAGGATATGTTTATAACAATTTTTATAAGCCAACAAAGGACGGTACAATTAGTGAATCAAAAGCCTTTATTCAATCACTGATCCAGGATAACCCTTATATATCTGAGCACTATATTCATTCACTGCAGTCATTAGATAAATTCAGTAAAGAAAGACTTTTATTCGGCAACTGGGAGTACGATGACAATGACAATGCATTAATTGAATATGATAAGATAATTGATCTTTTCAGGAATGAGCACGTACCAGCTGGTAAAGGTTACATATCAGCCGATATAGCGCGCTTTGGTAAGGATAAAACATTAATAATGGTTTGGTCAGGCTTCAGGGTTGTGGAGCTTCATAAGTTAGCAAATAAAGCAACCAACGAAGTAGCAGCGTTTATAAAACATTTAGCAAAGAAACATTCTATACCTTATTCGCAAATTATCTGCGATGAAGATGGGGTCGGCTCGGGTGTGGTCGACTATGGCTTCAAAGGATTCGTTAACAATAGCAAGGCTTTAACAGGAAACTATATTAACTTGAAATCTGAATGCTACTATAAATTAGCCGAACTAATTAATCAGGCTGGAGTATGGGTAATGACTGAAGATGTAACTATTAAAAAAGAATTAACCGAAGAACTTGAATGGGTGCAAAGGCATAACGCTGATAAAGATGGGAAACTTGCAGTTCTACCGAAAGACAAAGTAAAAGAACATTTAGGAAGATCGCCCGATATTTCGGATGCTTTGATGATGCGGATGTGGTTTGAGCTCAAGAAGTTTGACTTCGTAGTTATGTAAATTTATCGTAAATTTGTAAAAATAAATGCTTATGAATCTTATTCAACGAATTAAAGCTGCTATACTACCTTCTCAGGGATCAGATGCAGGTAACAAATATAACCAGTCTTTATTCTCTTATTTCAACGGAATATTTTTTAACATCCCTAACAACCCTAGAGCATATGTGCGTAGTGGCTACCAGGCAAACCCTGATGTATTTGCGATAATAAACATGATCGCTAAGAAGGCAGCTTCGGTTCCTTTTTATGTATATGAGGTAAGCAATAAAAAAAGTTTCAACAGGGTTAAAAATAATCCTATTAACTTACTCAAAAAGGGGTTAACGGAAGTAGAAGGTACTGACTTGAATAAGCTAATTGCAAGACCTAACGAAATGCAAAGCCAGCAGGAATATATTGAGGCTTTAGTTTCATTCTTAGAAATAACAGGTAACGCTTATTCTTATAAATTTATGCCTGAAGTAGGTCGAAACAAAGGAGTACCAACAAAATTATATCCTTTACCTTCTCAGTTTACTCAAATAATTGGAAGTGGAACATTCGATCCGATTAGTGCTTATAAGCTACAAATAGGAAACCAAGAAATTGAATTTAAAGTAAACGAGGTAAACCATATTAAGTTCTTTAACCCTGATTACAATGTAAGTGGGAATCAACTTTATGGAATGAGTCCTTTAATGGCTGCATGGGAAACCGTATCAAGTTCAAATGAAGGTACAAGGGCAAAAGCAAAAGCGTTTATTAATGGTGGAGCTGCAGGCCTTTTATTCTCAGGCGATAAGGACGCTATGCTTGACGGCGAACAGATCAGTAAGATCAACCAGCAGATTGATAGTAAACTTACAGGAGCCGATAATTATAAAAGAATAGTTGCAACCAACGGTATTGTTGATTATAAGCAAATTGGAATGAGCCCTGCAGACTTAGAGATTATTAAATCAATAGGAGCGGACCGAGATACACTTTGTAGGGTATTTGGAGTTGATCCAATTTTGATGGCTACTGATTCGGCTTCTTATAATAATAAAGAGATGGCTTATAAAGGTTTGGTAACAAATACTATTATTCCTATCTTAAATATGATTAGAGGTATGTTTAACGAGGTTGCTTTGTACTACTCTTTGAGAGATGGTAAAGAATACTACATAGACTACGATGCACAAGCATTCCCCGAAATGCAAAAGGATATGGAAAAAATAGTTACTCAAATGAAAGAGAGTTGGTGGATTACTCCTAACGAAAAAAGAACTGCTATGAACTACGATAGAATAGATGAAGAAGATATGGACAGAATTTTAGTTCCTACAAATTTTACTTATTTGGATGAATTAGGAATGAGCGATAAAGGGTTATAATGAGCCAGGAAGAATTTGACATTAAACTACAACTATACCTTGAAACATATGGATACCGTATGTTTACTAAGGCATTAAAACAATCTATTCAGCCGATCATAAATGCTTTAAATGAATCGGAATCTGTAGCGTTTACAAATTCAATAGCAGGCGTTTTATATACTGAGGTTCCTATTGCTGATGCAATGCAAACTTTCTATAACACTGCTTGGAATAAACAATCTAGAGGTTATGTTAAATGGCTTAAGGCTAATTTACCTGAAAGCGCGACCCTGGGTGTAGGCTTTGAGAATCCGATCATGGATGCAGCTTTAAAAGATTACTTTAATACCATAGGCGGCCAGCACATAAAAGATATTAGCGATACAACACTTAAAAAGGTGCAATCAGCATTTCAAACGGCTTTAGATAATAACGAAGGCTTTAGAGGCGCTGAAAAAAGATTGATTAAAGAAGTAGGTATGTCTAAGACTAGAGCCCGAATGATCGCGCGGACGGAATCGGTAACGGTAACCAATGCTGCTAAATATACTCAGTCTGAGATATTACCTATCGTTATGGAAAAGACCTGGATACATGATCATCCTAAAACTCCTAGAGATTGGCACGTTAAATTAAATAGAACTACTATAGACTTAGATAAAAAGTTCAATATGATCAACGGCGTTGAAATGAAGCATCCAGGCGATCCTGCAGGAGGCGCAGAAAATAACATAAATTGTAAGTGCACTATGCTTACCAAAGCTAAATTAGATAAGGAAAATAATATCATTTATAAATAAATACCAAAAAGTGTGTATCTTTGTATACATAGTTTGGTGTTTTGGTTTTAGGGTGGATGGTAAAACATCCATCCTTTTTTAAACACAACTTAATAAATTGCTTATGAAAAATATAAGTTTCAAAAATTACGATGCAAGTATAAAAGATCTTGATGTAGCAACAGGAATTGTTACAGGTTACTTTTCTCAATTCAATTCTATTGATTTAGACGGTGATGTTATAATGCCTGGTGCATTTACTAAGACTATCGCAGAACGCGGCCCTGATTCATCAAAGCCTGAAATTGCTTACTTATGGCAACATGATACATACAAGCCTTTAGGAAAATTAATGGTATTAAGAGAAGATAATTTCGGTTTGTATTTTGAAGCTAAAATGAGCGACACAACTTACGGACAAGATGCTTTGAAACTTTATAGAGATGGTGTAATAACCCAACATTCTATTGGCTACCAGGTAATAAAGTCGGTAGAAACAACCATGGATATGCAAGAGGAAGTAGAAGCTATTTACGAGGTAAAACTTTGGGAAGGATCAGCAGTTACTTTCGGTGCAAACCCTAATACGCCTTTTACTGGCTTTAAATCAGTAGAAGAGAGAGAAGATCGAATTAAGACATTAGTTAAGGCCATTAAAAACGGTACTTATACAGATGAAACATTCGGCCTTATTGAATTTGAATTATTAAAACTTATTTCACTTGTTAAATCTGAAGAGCCAACTGTGGTTACTCCTGAAGATACCGAGCCGAAAGAGGACAATAAGATACAAGAAATAAAACAATTTAGAAACCTATTAAATCTTTAAAAAGATGGAAGAAATTAAAAATCTTGCAAATGACATCAACGCAAAGTTTGATGCAAATGCAAACGCTTTATTAAGCGTAAAGAATGAAGTATCTACGATGGTAGAAAAAAGTATTGATTCAGTTAAGGCTGAAATCAAAGCAGTAAAAGATGAAATGGATAGACAAGCTGAAGAAGTATCTCGTAAGAGTGCAGCTAAAACTTTGTCTACTAAATCAATCGGTGAGCAAATCGCTGAAAACTTAGATTCTAATATGGCTATCGCTGAAAAAGAATTAAAGTCAGCAGGTGGTTCATTTACTATGAACTTGAAAGCAGTTGGTAATATGTTATTATCTTCTAACTTAACAGGAGATTCAGTAGCTACTTACAACCAACAACAAGCAATCTTGCCTGCTCAAAAATTAAACTTTAGAGATTTAATCCCTACAGTTCAATCAGCGACTGGTACTTTTGTTACTTACAAAGAAAGTGGTTCAGAAGGTGCTATTGCAACTCAAACTGAAGGTGCAGCTAAAGGTCAAATCGATTATGACTTAACAGAAGTTAAGACTGTAAACGCTTATATCGCTGGTTTTGCAACTTTCTCAAAGCAGATGATGAAGTCATTACCTTTTATTGAGCAAACTTTAACTCGTATGTTGTTAAGAGATTTCTTTAAACAAGAAAATGCAACTTTCTTCTCAACTGTTAGTGGTGCTGCTACTGGTTCTACAACCGTAACTGCTACTGATAATGTTGAAGAGTTAATTCAATTAATCGCTAACCAAAAGAGTGCAAACTTTAATGCTTCTTACGCATTAGTTTCTCCTACTCAAATGGCTCGTTTAATTATCTCTACTTACAACAAAGGTTACTACGCAGGTGCAGGTGCTGTTTTATTAAACGGTTCAGGTGGTTTAACTGTGTTTGGTACTCCAGTGTTTGAGGCTTCTTGGGTAACTGATGACAAAGTATTAATCTTTGATAGAGATTACTTAGAGCGTGTTGAAGTTGAAGGTTTGAATGTAACTTTCTCTTATGAGAATGGTACTAACTTTACTCAAAACTTGGTAACTGCCAGAGTAGAATGTTATGAAAACATAAATTTAATGTTGCCTACAGCAGCCATCTACGCAGATTTTGGAAATATCTAGAAATCAGATAGTTACAAATTAAAATAAAGAGGCTGGTACTTAATTGTATCAGCCTTTTTTTGTTATATTTGCTTTATGATAGGTATCTACAAAATCACTTCTCCAAGTGGGAAGATTTATATTGGTCAAACGACTAATTATTCTAAAAGGTATAATGCCTATAAAAATCACAAATGTAAATTACAACCAAAGCTATTTGCTTCGATTGAAAAATATGGTTTTATAAATCATACAATAGAAATCCTTAAGGAGTGCCAGATTGAAGATTTAAACTATTATGAACGATATTACCAAGAGTATTACGAAAGTGTCTTAAATGGGCTTAATTTGCGTTATACGGCTACTACTGATAAAAGTGGTTTTATGAGCGAGGAAACTAAAAAGAAAATGTCTGATTCGGGTAAAGGAAAGATAATAACTGAGGAATGGAGAAAAAATTTATCTATTGCAGGAACTAATAGAAAACATACTGAAGAAGAAAAACAAAAGATAAGCCAGGCTAATAAAGGCAAAAAGAAAACTGCTGAACATATTGCTAAACTACCACAAAATCAAAAAGGGTTTAAAAAGAAACCACATTCAGAAGAAACTAAATCATTACAAAGTCTTAATAATGGTAAAAGCAAGAAAATAAACCAATACGATTTACAAGGTAATTTTATTAATCAATTTAGGAGTGGTTCTCAAGCAAGTAGGGAATTGGGTATTTCTGTAATGAGCATTTCTTCTTGTGCTTTAGGTAAAATTAAAACTGGCGGTGGCTTTATTTGGAAATATGAAAATTGCT